CTATGCTCCACCATCTCCATCAGCAGTCGAACATTCGGCTGCTGATTTTTTATTATCCGGAACAGGAAGCAGGTTTTCAATCTCGCTGCTTGCGCCGATGGCTTCAATATAAGATACTTGGCGGCTGTCACGAAGATTGTAATAGATAATCAGTTTCTCATCGTACAGATACACGGTATTGATGAACACATCAATGATGCGGCGGCGGAACGCTGGGTCAAAGCAATCCCCTGTGCAGAATTGGCGCAGCCACGCGCAGACTTCGTCCTTTGTGTAGACGATGGACGCGGCGACGCGCAGTTTTGAAAGGTCGATTTCCATGTCAGCCTTTTTTGCGTCGAGTTCTTCGCAGCGCTTCATGAAGCGGTCGCGCATTGCATCGGTTGTCGCTTGAATGCACAAGTCCATCGTTTTCTGAATTTCGCCCTCGGTCAGGGCAATCTTCTGCTCAAGCACTCGGATGCCTGATTTATCAAATTCCCGCTCGTATTCGGCTACAATGGCGCTTGCAATGTACTCCGTTCGCGCAGGGGTCAGCACATAATCAAGCGTCTGCTCGACAACGTACCATTCAAGAAAGTCTTTTCGCTCATTGGCTTTCTTGCATTGGTGCTTTTTCTTTTTCAGGGAGCAGGCATAGTAATTGTAAACGACACCTTTGTGATTCTGCCCGCATTCAGCTGTTATGGGGCTGCCGCACAGACCGCAGAACAGCTTGCCTTGCAGTAAATACTCCGTTTTTGCGCGGGCTTCTCCGCCTCCTGTGCGTCGATTGCGAGCAATGCGATCCTGTACGCGGTCAAATAGCGGTTTGTCCACGACGGCAGGCAGTCCGCCCGGAATCTCGATGCCGTTATAGGTGTATTCGCCAATTGTTTTTCGGTTTTTCAGGATGGACAAGAGCCAGCTTAACGTGACAGGTACGCCGCGATTGCTTCGCAGGCCGCGCTTGGCAAAGTCGCTGACGATAGACTTTGACCCTTCGCCGCTGTCGTAGCGCATGAAGGCCTCCCTAACGATGGCGGCGCGCTCGTCGATGACGGTCAGCTTCTGTTCATCATCGACGCGACACCACCACGGCAGTGTTCCGCCGACGAATTTGCCGCGCAAGGCACTTTCGCGCATTCCGCGGGCGATTTTCTTCTTCAAGTCAAGCGAATAGTATTCCGCCGATGCTTCAAGCAGTGCTTCGAGCAGCACACTTTCGTCGCCCTCGCCCACGTTTTCCATAGCCGAAATGACCTTGACACCGTACTGTTTCAGCTTGTGCTTGTAGGTGGCGCTGTCATAGCGGTTGCGAGCGAAACGGTCGAGCTTCCAAACGAGTATGCGTTCAAATTGGCGCTTCGATGCGTCTTTTATCATACGCTGAAAATCGGGGCGTTCATCCGTCTTGCCGGAAATGGCACGGTCGATGTATTCACCGATGATGGCCAAATCGTTGCGCTTCGCATATTCATAGCAGTCGCGCAGCTGCCCCTCGATGGACTGCTCTGTCTGATTGTGGCTTGAATAGCGCGCGTAAATGACAGCGTTCATGTGCATTCTCCTTTCAGGAGCATCATATACGGATAACCTGTGGATATACGGATAACCTGTGGATATACGGATAACCTGTGGAGAAAGTCTTGCGGCTATGATGCAGGTACAGCGGTTGAAGCCCGCTGGAATCAGGTGTGTGGATGGCGCGCGGGAAGAAAGTGCCGAGCGCAAAGACAAGACTTTTGGTTTACAAAAAAACGCGGCAGTGGTAATCTGGTTGACATGCCGTGCCGCAACTGCTGTTCAGATTTTCTGTACTTTTGTCAACCGGCTTACAATAGAAGCACCAGCACGCCGACCACGAGCGCCGCAACGCCCAGCACTTCAACCAGACAGCCGCTGCACCCGGTCATGCGTTTCATTTTTGCCCGCCGCCCACTACGAGTCGTCGGGACACCTGTCCAGCGGGCGAAACGCTGCTTCGCGGACGTGATGCCCAGCGCGCGCTTCCACGAGAAGCCACGGCGGCGATGATGAAAATAATGACGGCGACGTGCCATAATGGAATACCTCCTATTCGCTGTACTTTTCCCCTCTGCTGATGCGCAGGGGGGGCTTATTTTATTTCTTCTGATGATTTCTTCGGGTGACTTTCCAGCAGTTCCAGCGCCACCTGCTGATAGATGGGGTCGGCGGCGGCATAGGCGGACACATAGCGTTCAATCGTGGAAGAACCAGAAGACGGCGGAGAGACTTCGTCTGTCCAGCCCATCAGGTACTCCGGTGTAGTGTGGAGGGCATCGGAAAGCGGCTGGAGAATGCTCACGGGCATATTCTCTATGTCGTCGCTTTCATATCGGTATACTGTTGCACGGTTTTTCCCGATGCGCTGTCCAAGCTCATCTGCGGATAATCCGGATTGTAAGCGGAGCGCTTTGATTCGTTCGCTCGTTTTGCTCACATGCTCACCTCCTGTTTGGCAAGTATAGCACAAACGTCGCAAATATGCAATGGAAATTGCACGATAGCAGAAAATTTCGCGAATGTGCGATTTTACTATTGACAACGTTGGCGGAGTGCGCTATACTCTTAGATGAAAAGTCGCAAAGATGCGACAAGTTAGGAGGAAACACAATGGATGTTCGTAAGCTGAAGGCTGCAATGGTAGCTCGCGGCATCGGCGTTGATGAGCTGGCGCGCGAAACCGGGCTGTCTCGTGCGCTTGTATATCGCCGTTTGGCGAAGCCGGATGACTTTTCTATTGGTGAAGTGCGCCGTGTATCGGAAGCGCTGGCACTTTCGGCGGCAGAGGCAGCGGAAATTTTTTTTAGTGCAAATGTCGCATAAATGCGATTGCAGGAGGTGCCATCAAGCCATGACCAAAGAGGAGCTATTGGAGCGAATCAACGACATTCGGGACGAACTCGAAGAACTTGCCGATGATGCTGAAAGCATCGACGTGGAGGAAAAGATCGTGCGGAACATCGCCTTCAAAATGCCCTTTGCGGATGTGAAGCAGATGCTTGCCGCAGGTGAGATTAACCTGTTCCACGTCGGCGATCTCATCATCAATCATCATGAGTTTTTCGGCGCAGTCGCTTGGGACGTTATCGGCATCAATGTCGATATGCCTGTCAGCGGCGCAAAAGTGCCGACGCTGACTCTGCTGATGCACAATGTCATTGACTGCGGGTTCATCTATGACGAGGAAAGTGAAGCCTTCCCGTGCGGACATGCGCATTATCCTTCTTCGACAATCCGCAATGTGCTGAACACGAGCTTTCTAAGCGGCTTTTCCGAAGCAGACCGCGCGGCAATGCTGGAAGTCGAAAAGACAACGTACACGGTCGATTCGGAGGGCGGCAAGCCCGAAACCACGGCGGACAAGCTGTTCTTGCTTTCCTGCACAGAAGTCGGATTTCCTGTTGATGGCTGTGTGCGCGACGAAGGCGCAGCATATCCGTTCTTTACGGGCAGCAAAAGCAGGCGAAAGAAGGACGCGGCAGGCTTTCCCCATTACTGGTGGCTGCGTTCGCCGCACTCCAGAAACGCGAGCACTGCGCGTTTCGTGAGCACGACAGGCGCACGGGGCAGCACAGCTGCCCGCGGTAGCATTAGCGTGGCGGCGGCTTGTGTAATATCCGGAGGTGCCCCATGACGCAACAGCATCCCAGCAATCTCAGGCTTTCCCCGGAAGTCGGCATCCGCAGCCTGAAAGACCTGACGAAGGACGAGCTCATCTACTGCATCAACAACGCCTGCACCGACGAGTACAGGCTGAATTGGGCGCTGATTAGCGTCGCAGACAAGCGGCAGGAGGCGAAGTGGCGCAAAGAAGACGAAGCGATGGCGCAGCACAGCAAGCTGTCAAAGGAGCTTATGGCGCTCGTCTCGCCGTATGAAGGCATGCCGCTTTCCAAGGTTCCGCACGACGTGGTGCTGAAAGCGGATGCCCTTGCCCGGCGGATGCAGCGGCTGGAAAAAAGTTTTTTCCCGAAATAAGGAGGTGTCCCCATGTCCCGCGACCTGAAACCCACCGAACGGCTTGTGCAAATCGGGCAGACGGCACTTCGTGCGCCGGACGGCTCTTTCCTGCCCGCGCAACCGCTCTACATCATCGTCGAAGCCGCGCCGGACGAGCCGCAAGACAAGCCGTTCAGCGCGGGCGAAGAAGAGCTTCTGACCGACGTATCTGGCATCTTCGCCAAGAAGTTTGCGCAGTACGTTCAGGGGCAGCAGTGATTGGCAGTTTACACTCCCTTAGTGGGAACTACAAAAAAGGAGGTTTCCCCCCATGACCATTGGCGAGAAGATGACCATCACGACGTGGCGCGCACGTCAGCTGGCCTATCTGGAAGAGGTGTACTCCCCGCGCGAGCACATGGGCAAGCTGATGAGCCACCTCGGCGCGCGGCAGGTCTACATCCAGATGTACAACACCATGCGCACCGCGCTGAAGAGCCTGCCGGAACAGCCGAACACCTACGTCGCGATGGCGGTCTACCGCAAGCTGCGGGAGGACATGAACACGCTCGATGACATGCTCGACCAGCTGGAAGATACCGGGCTGTACGACCCGGACGAGTACGACACGGACGAAGTGGAGGGCAATGCGTGATGGAACAGAATCAGCAGAACGAAAAATTCCACGTCGTCGTGACGAATGCCGCGACGGGCGAAGCCGTAGCGGACTGGACGGAAAGCACGGTGGTCGTTATTGCGAGCAACATCGATGAAGCGGCGGCAGGGACAAACGCATCGAGCCGTTCGTTTATCAACGGCGCGCCCCTTTGGATTGCGCAGCTGATGGCAGACGATGAAGACCTCCTCGGATGTGCACGGCTGGCACTCCTGATACGCGCGGCGGACTTGCAGAAAAAGGAGGATGCAGAATGACCCTCGCACCCTGCGGCTACGTCGTCCAGATCCGTATCACGGACGGCATGTGCCTGTACTTCACCCGCCTGACCCAAGGCGGCATCGACCTGACCGCCGACCTCGACAAGGCCATGCTTTTCGACACCAAGGAGCGCGCGCGGGATTTCGCCCTGCACGCGAGCTACGTCCTCCACATCGACGAGCAGTCTTTCGCGGTGGAGGCGTGTTTCGAGCAAGTGACGCTGAACGGCGACGCAGATTTGCTGGACGCTGACGACGCGCCCGACGACGACAACGAGTAAGCAAGACAAGGAGGTTTCCCCATGAGCTTCGAGATGGCACTATTCGCGGCACTGCTGACGGTGATTGGCATCCCGGCGGTCATCTACGGCCTCGGCGAACTGCTGACGTCGCTGGACTGCCGCACTGCCCCGCGCCAGAAGCGCCGGGAGATTCGCGCTGCAATGGTGCAGCGGAAGTCGCCCGTCACCCCCGGCATGACCGCCATGATGTGCCGCGCGGGGGCAGCCTCCGAGATGAGAAGGAGGAATTTCTGATGGGCTTCGCTGACCACCCCTATTGTGTCGTGCTCCAGACGCACGACCCGGATTCCACCGACTCCGCGCAGGAAAGCGCCTACGCGGACGATGTGCTCGTGCTGGCGCTGACGCATCCGCAGGACGACGGGAAGATTATTCGCGGTAAGCTGATGATTAACGGCGACGCGAAGCGGCTTGCCCGCGCACTGCTGGCGACTGACTTCCGCGATGCGATTCGTGGCGCGATTCGTGATGCGCTTGATGAGAGCGACAAACACAAGCGCAGTCTGTTTGACCGCCTGTTCCGGCGGAAGGAGGATGCCTGATGGCAGACAAGAGCAGTTTCTACCGCGAGCGTGCCAAGGCGCTGGAAAAGCGTTTGGAGCGCGAGCAGGAGTGGGAAACGTACTTTCCCGGCATCACCAACCGGGAATACGCCACCTATGCGGATGCGTGCGCGTGCGGGATGGCGCGGCGGCTGGACGAAATCGAGGCGGCGGCGCTCGTTGCGTCGTGGTGCGGTTTCCAAGAGGAGCGCATCACCATCGTGACGACGGAGAAACCGCTGGAACGCAACCGGCACGGGAAAATCCGCTGTCGGGATGGCATCGCCAGCTATGACCGCCGCCCGGTGCTGGTGATGTCGTTCGCTGTGCGCACCCCGGACGGCGCACAGCCCCATGAAGGCACGATGCAATACATCCGCTTTGAGGTGCTGGGGCGGCTCTATGAGCTGGTGGACAGCGACCTGCGCGTGCTGTAACGGAGGTGGAGGATATGTCCGACGGCGTTCTGATTACCCTGATTATCTGCGCGACGGTGCTTGCGCTGGCGCTGATTCCTCGGCAGAAGTAACCGATTCGCCCATTTTGCCGCCGCGTTCTGCTTCTATTTCCGCATCGGCTTCGGCTATCAGCTCGTCTATCAGCTCCTGCACAGTGTGATAGACGCGCGTCTTGATTTGCCCTGCGGCAATCGCTCTTGCTTCCGCGACGGCTTCCAGCAGTTCTTCATCCGGCGTTTCATCGTCTGGATACATCAAAATCGCCACCTTTCGATGCAATTGTAGCATATTGGAACACATCGTGCAAGGAGGTTCTCTCATGAACGTATTCTTCGGCATTGGTCGCCTGACCGCCGACCCCATCATCGGCACAACGAGCGGCACGGGAGTCAGCGTCGCCCGGTATACCCTCGCCATTCCGCGCTGCCGGACGGGCGAACAGCAGGCTACCGACTTCATCCGCTGCAAGGCGTTCGGCAAGGGCGCGGATTTCACCGCCAAGTACCTGCGCAAGGGGCAGCGCGTCGCCGTGCGCGGGTCGCTGCAAGTGAGCAAATACGAGAAGGACGGTACGCCGCAGACGATGGTGGAGGTCGTCGTCGCGCAGCAGGAGTTCTGCGACGCGCCGCGCAAGAAGCAGGAAGACCCGGACGACGACCGGGACTTCCCGGAATCCTTGGAGGAGGTGACAGGCGTTGAAACTCCCTTCTAATCCAGTGACTCCTGTGACGCTCGCCGAAGCGCTCAATCTCCAGCAGCAGGCGGACAAGCGCGCCAAGTACGGCAACGAGAAAATCACCATCAACGGCGCAACCTTCGACAGTCGGGCGGAATATCAGCGGTATCGCGACCTCTGCCTGCTGGCGCAGGCGGGCGCAATCAGCGACTTGCAGCGTCAGGTGCGCTATGAGCTGATTCCCGTTCAGCGGGACGAAGACGGCAACGTGCTTGAACGCGCTTGCTACTACGTCGCCGATTTCGTCTATGCGGGCGCGGACGGCTATACCGTCGTCGAGGACGTGAAAGGGATACGGACGAAGGCATACCTGATGAAGCGCAAGCTGATGCTGTACCGCTACGGCATCAGCATTCAGGAAGTGGAGGTGTAAGCGATGCTGACGACCATTGACCGCTCCAAGCTGGCGCTCTGCCCGCTGTGCAGTATGCCTGCCATCATGGAAAACCCGTATGTGCGCGAGGATGCGCTGTGGATTCGGTGCAAGAGTTGTGGATTTCACGCCTGCGTCTTCAAGGACGAGGCGACCGCGCGGAAGCGGGAGGGGACGGAAAATGAGCAGCCGGAACGAGCGCCCCAAGCAGGTTGACCGGATTCTGGACTACATGCGCCGCTACGGGTCAATCACCACGCTGGACGCGATGCTTGACCTCGGCATCCTGCGCCTTGCAAGCCGCATCAGCGAGCTGAAGAAGGCGGGTGTCCCCATCCGGCGGGACTGGGCGAAGGTCACAAACCGCCACGGGGAAACGTGCAACGTACTGCGCTACAGCCTCGATGGCAGCCTTGCCGTCATTCCCGATAAGCCCAGCGGCGAAGAATAAGGGGGCAGCACCATGCCGATTGTCAACTATGTGCGGGAACACATGCGGTTCATCGAATATGCGTCTGATGAAGGACTTTCGTCCGGAGAACGCCTTGTGTGGTATGCGCTGATGCACATCATCAACGGACGCACACAAGGGAGCATCTGGCCGGAGGGGTTCATCCGCATTGCGAATGACCGGCTTCTCGCGCTCTGCCCCATGCAGCTGGGCGCCGTCATCATGGCGCGGAACAGCCTAAAGCAGCGCGGTTTAATTGACTTCATCCCCGGCAGCAGGAACAAACGCGCCCCCGCCTACAAAATCAATTTCTTCTCCCCTGAATTTCCGCCCGATTCCCCCGGCAAAGCGGGGAAAATGCAAAGTTACTGCGAAAATCGAAGTAACTACAATAATAACATGGGGAGTAACTACGATAATAACATAGGGGGTAACAACGGTAACATAGTACCAAACTATACGGAAAGAGAATACCAAACAGGGAAAACGGGTTACCCAGAAGAAGAGGATGAGGAATACACCGAAGCGGAACGCGCGTGTACGGGCGGGCGCGCGCGCGATAAGCAAATTGCCGCCATTTGGCGGTCTGATTTCGGTGCGCTGCCCGCCCCGGCGCAGGTGCAGCGGCTCTCCACCGCGGCGGATGTGCTGCAAATGCCGCTGACAGTGCTGCGTGAAGCCGTCCGGTGCGCCGCCGCGACGGGCGCGAAGTCCCCGATGGCGTATGTGCTGACGCTCCTGCAAGACTGGCACTATGCGGGCGTTCGGACGGCGGATGAGGTGGGCGAATACGCCTATCTGCGCGACGTGGTGGAGGGCAGACAGCCCGGCGACCGCGAAAAAGCGCAGCAGGGTCTGGCACAGATGCGCCGCCGCCATCAGCAGATGCCGGATGGCAGCGAGGAAGGGGCTGACGGCTGATGCAAGCAAGCGACATGACAACAGAGCAGCTGATTCGCTACTTCCGGTGCATGGGCAGTGCGAACGCGGTCTGCCGCGAGCATCAGCGCTGCCAGGACTGCCCGTACTACGTTCCGCAGAGCTACAACGTGCGCTTCCGTGACGCGGCGATGGAAATTGCCAATCGGCTGGAAGCAGCACTGAACCGTGGAGGACAAGCAACATGAGCAACCAATCCCCCTGCACCGACCCGCTCTACCCCTGCACGGCGCTGACGCTGGCAGAAAAGAGTGCCGCGCTGGAGCAGCTGACGTGGCTTCGCAAGCATATGCTGGCGGTGAATTTCCGCGAATACGAGGCGGTGGACGCGGCAATCCGCGCCCTGCGCAAGGCGACGACGGTGGATGACTGCCGGGTGCGCCGCATCCCTGTGTACGGCATGGGGCAAGCGAGGAACGCGGTGTATTCCCAGCGTGGCGACGACTATCTGCTCGAAGCCCAGCGCGTGGCAGAAGAGAATCTGCCGAATACGTCAGATATGCCGGAGAACGCCCCGAAGAATCCGCCGGAGACGGTGGAGGATGCCGAAAATCCGCCGAAAGTGCCGCCGAAAAAGCGAAATAGCGGCTGGCGATGCTGACGGGCGATTCAGGAGGGGCGGACGATGCGGGCAAAAGAGTATCTGTCGCAGGTGCGTTGTCTCGACGAGCGCATCACCTGCAAGCTGGCGGACGCGGCGCGATTGCAGGACATGGCGACGCGCATCACGCCCATCCTGCGGGAAGACGGCGTGTCTGGGGGCGGCGGCGCGCCGGATCGTCTGGCGGACGCGGTGGCGAGAATCGTTGACCTGAAAGCCGAAATCAACCGGGATATTGACCGCCTGGTGGACAAGAAGCGCGACATCGCGGCGAAGCTGGGCAAATTGACCGACCGGCGGTATTACGCGGTGCTTTTCCGGCGGTATCTGCTGTTTGAGACGTTCGAGAAGATTTCCTGCGAGATGAACTACTCGTGGCGGCACGTCTGCTCCCTGCATGGGCAGGCGCTGGAGGCGTTTCAAAAGGTGCTGGACGCGGAAAAAGACGCTTGATGCGGCGCGGAGGTGAGAAAAATGGCGATAATCGGCGTGCTGTGTCTGCTGGCGGCAGTGGTCTGCGCGGCGTGCGTGATGGTGAACAGGCGGTAAAAGCAAAAGGGACTGCATACGTTCATGCAGCCCCTTTTGCTTTACGTAGAATATGCAATTCAATCAACACGCCAACTATACCGCAGCTTGCATTCCGTAAACCAGCTGTACGGGATTACAGTGTCCCTTTGGAGGCGACCAATCACGATGTACGGCGGAACGCCCTGCGAAGCGGCAAACGCCGAGATGACATCAATATCAAACGCCTTTGCCTTTACGAAATTCTTGTAGGCAGCGGCATCGAGGAGCATATCGGCGGCGCGCTGGTTCGCCTTGCGCTCACGCTCATTACTGCTGTCCGAGAAGTCCATGAATCGGCTGGACTTCTCCACGTCGCCGCCGATGATGTGTGCCAGTTCGTGAAAGAACGAAAACCAGAAAATATCCGCCCACGCACCGCGAAGCGTCAGGAACATGTGGTACTGCCCTTCATCCAGCGCCACGATATACCCTTGAACGGGTGCGCCGCGGAAGTTCTTCACGATAGAAAGAACAATGCCGTATTTCAGCAGAATCGCAGGCAAACGTTCCTGCGGATTCTCTTCGGAACGCATGAGGCTTTTTGCTTCCGCGATGATGCTCGGCAGCGCTTCCGGCGAAAACGTACTGTCAAGCGGCGGCACTTGATAGGTGTACTGGCACAATTGAAGCCATGCACCGAGAATCAAGGGGTCGAGGCGGTTCTTTTTCGACATGCGGAATTGTCCACAAGGGACGAGCGACGAAAGCTGGGAAAGATTGCTGACGTGCAGCAGAGAGCGCACCTTTAAGATTTTCGCATCTTTCGGTTGCTTTTTAGGGAGAAGCTCACGCGTCTGCAACCACGCGACGATTTCGTGGAGGTTGTCATACGAGGTGCGTTCTTCATCCGTGATGCTCTGCGCTTCTTCAAGCGTCTGCATATCCGCATCGTAGATAGCCTGACTGTTCAGCCAGAAGGACATGGGCACGTCAAGCGCATAGTCCAAGGCTTTTGCATAGGAAGCCGAAATGCTCTTCTTGCCAGACAGCAGACTGCTGACAAACGAATCAGTCACGCCTGTACGCTTTGCCAATTCTGCCTGCGAGATACGCCTTTCTGCCAGAATGTCAGAAAGAATTTCGCCCGGATGAACAATCATTTCAGGGGATATACCAGTTCTTCTTTCCGCCATGGTAGTCGCACACTCCTTCCACTTTAATTTCTCTAATCGTAACACTCTCGCCGCTTTCGCTCGGTGTGAATATCAGGCGAACGTTCGGCGTAATCCTGAGCGACCAGAACGGGTGATCATCTCCGTGCAGTAGTTCGGGATGCCACAGCCCAAGTTTCAGGAAGTCGCCGAAGTTGTCAGCAGCAGCGAATGCTTTCAGCTGCCTCGCAATTGTCTGAACCCAAGAAGGGTCAACTTTTCGTTTCAGCAGACTGGCATCTGAAAAGCATTTCTCCACCTTCTTGGAGGAATAAGTGATTATCAAACAGTTCCACCACCTCATCACCTCAACCAATTGGTTGACTGCATGAACATTCTAACCGAGATTTTCGCTTTTGTCAACGTTTTTGCCCCCGGAAATTGATTTTTTCCGGCGTATCCTTGGGCATGCACCAACCGTCCGCAACGTTCCCTGCTTTGTGCATAGAATATCATAGTATTTCATACCCCACTCATGCTATACTGCACATGGAAACCTCCAATCACCTCACCCGACGGAAGCGCCAGTCTCCGCCGGGTCTTTTTATGCCTCAAATTCGCTGTACCCCACCCGTGGAGATGAAATCCTCTGCGCGCGGAGACGCAGCATCGTTCGTTCCTCATTGCACAGAAAGGATGGTGGACTTGGCTGGACTGACCGAGAAACAGCGCCGCTTCTGCGACGAGTACCTGATTGACCTGAACGCGACGCAAGCCACCATCCGCGCCGGATATTCCCCGAAAACAGCGGCGGCGATTGCGGCAGAAAACCTCACAAAACCTAAGGTGACTGAAAACATCAAAAAGCGCATGGACGAAAAGGAAGATGCGCTGATTGCCAAGCAGGACGAAGTTCTGAAATACCTGACTGCGGTGATGCGCCGGGAGATGAAGGAGTCTGTCGTCGTGACCTGCATGGAGGAGAAGACGGAAGTCATCCCCGGCGAGGGCGGCGGCAAGCCCACCCGGCGCACAACGAAGAAGGAAGAACCGAAGGTCGTCGAGATTCCTGCACGGCTGTGCGACGCGAACAAGGCGGCAGAGCTGCTGGGCAAGCGCTACGGGCTGTTCACGGACAGGGTGGATGTGTCGGGCAGCCTGCCGGTGATTTTGGCGGGAGAGGATGCGCTTGACGACTAATCAGCCGCGAATCTACCTGCCGGATGTCGTCGGGCGCGGCTACGGCGCGTTCTGGCGCTTCACGGGGCGCTACCGCGTGTGCAAAGGCAGCCGCGCAAGCAAGAAAAGCACCACGACGGCGCTGAATTTCATCTACCGCATGATGAAGTACCCCGGCGCGAACCTGCTGGTCATCCGCAAAACGTACCGCACCTTGCGCGACAGCTGCTTCACGCAGCTTCTCTGGGCGATTCACCGCCTGCAAGTGGAGGCGTTCTGGAGCTGGAAGGAAAGTCCGCTGGAAATCACCTACAAGCCTACGGGGCAGAAAATCTACTTTCGTGGCATGGATGATCCATTGAAATTGACCTCCATCACCGCGCAGAGCGGCGTGCTGTGCTGGGTGTGGATTGAAGAAGCCTACGAAATCATGAACGAGAGCGACTTCAACACGCTGGATGAATCCATCCGCGGCGAATGCGCGCCGCCGCTGTTCAAGCAAATCACGCTGACGTTCAACCCGTGGAATCAGAAGCACTGGCTGAAAGCGCGCTTTTTCGACGTAGAAGACCCGGACATCCTCGCCATCACAACGAACTACCAGTGCAACGAGTGGCTGGACAAGCAGGATTTACGCCTATTTGAGCGGATGAAGGCGACGAACCCGCGCCGCTACGCCGTGGCTGGCTTAGGCAACTGGGGCATTGTGGAGGGGCTCATTTACGAGCACTGGCGGGAATCCCCGTTCGACCCGGCGGAAATCAGCCGGACGCACACCCTTGAATCCGTGTTCGGCTTGGACTTCGGCTTCACCAACGACCCGACGGCATTCTTCTGCGGATTGCTGGACATTCCGGCGCGCCGCCTGTACGTCTTTGACGAGCTGTACGAACGGGGGCTGACGAACGACATGATTGCCAAGCGCGTGACGGCGATGGGCTACGGCAAAGTGAACATCACCGCCGACGGCGCCGAGCCGAAATCCATTGCCGAGCTGCGCGGCATGGGCTTGCGCGTGCACAGCGCGGCGAAAGGCGCGGACAGCATCCGCAGCGGCATCCAGTGGATTCAAAATCTCGAAATCATCATCCACCCGCGCTGCGCGAATTTCATAACGGAAATCAGCAATTACACCTGGGCGAAAGACAAGTTCGGCAAGATGCTCGATGACCCCATTGACGACTTCAACCACCTGATGGACGCCATGCGCTATGCGCTGGAAAAGTTCATTGTGGGGAAAAAGTGGACGTATTGACGGAGGACGTATGCGCAAGAGCGAGAAGGAAGCCCTGCAAGCGATGCTGGATGATGAGCAGGAGACCATCAAGGCACTGGAAAAGGCGTACCAGCGGGCGATTCGGCGCATCGACAACCACATTCGCATCCTCGAAAGCGACGAAATGACGCAATCGAAAATCTACCAGAAGCGCTATCAGGAGGCGATGAAAGCCCAAATCAACGCCGCGCTGGACGAACTGCACAAGAAAAGCAATCAGACGATTGAGGAATACCTGACGCGCAGCTATCAGCACGGCTACATCGGCACAATGTACAGCCTGCACAAGCAAGGGATGCCCATCCTTGCGCCGATTGACCAGCGCGCCGTCACCCGCGCCGTCCGCACGGACAGCAAGCTCAGCGGGCGGCTGTACGGTGAACTCGGCGTGGATATGCGGAAGCTGAAGAAGACCATCCGCCGGGAGATTTCCATTGGCATCTCCATCGGCAGCGATTACAGCTTCATTGCACGTCAGGTGCAGATTTCTTCCGGCATTCCGCTCAAACGCGCGAAGACGATTGTCCGCACCGAAGGACACCGCATTCAGCAGCAATCCGCCGATGACGCGCGCAACGCCGCCAAGGGTCAAGGCTGCCAAGTCGTGAAGCAGTGGGATGCCGTGCTGGATGGCAACACGCGCACGGATCACCGCGTACTGGACGGGCAGATTCGCGAAGTCGGCGAGCCGTTCGAGATAGACGGCAAGAAAGCGCAGTACCCCGGCGCATTCGGGCGACCGGAAGAGGACTGCAACTGCCGGTGCGTGGCGCTGACAAGGGCGAAGTGGGCGCTGAATGCGGACGAGTTGCAGACCATGAAGGACAGGGCGCAGTTCTTCGGGCTGGACAAGGCGGAGGGGTTCAGGGAGTTTGAGGAGAAGTACGTCAGAGTGTCCGAAACCTTGAAAAGTCAAACAAAAAGTGGTATAATGCACGAGGAAGCAAACTATGTGAGCAAAAAGGGTTTTGTCATTCATCAAGACAAAATTCAGAAATACTTTCTGCTTCCCGGCGCAAAGCATTTCCAAGAGTTTCTTGACGTAGGTTACAGTTCCGACCCTCAAACGATAGAAATGGAATCACTGCGATTGGCATCCGACATCGAGGCGTTCTATGATTTGAGCAAGGTGTTCGACTTCAAGCAGCAACCAAATGGCAGTTACCGCTTTAGCCTGTATGCTTATTTGGGGTTAGGCGAGAAGAAAAGATTCCGAACTGTTTGGGCGAAGGATAGCCCTGACGCTATGCCGCGCCTAATTACAGCGCATAGGGAGTGATAGACATGCTGGAACTTTTCGACCACGTTCGCATATTGCGCAACGGCGTAACAGGGCAGATTGTAGACGTTTGCGGAGCTGGCAATTCGGCGCGTTTCGTTGTGGAAAGCGATGCAGAGAACGTGGACGAAACAGCAGACTACCCTTGCAAGTGGTCGCTGTACGACTGCCAAGAAAACGAACTGGAAAAGATAGAAACAGAATGAGCATCAGAAACTATTGCGGCAAGAAAGTCCTGATTACAGCGGACGAACAGGAGAAGTTCGCGGGCGTTGTGGTGGATTATGTGTTTCCCGAAGATAACAATCCAGAGGGAGAGAGCATCATCATCCGCAGCATAGACGGGCAGCTGATAGAGTTCCGCCCAGAAGAAATCAAGACAATCGAAGAAATTCGCTAAAAGCACCCTGCACACGCACGGTGCTTTTTTGATACCCCAAATTCACCACCAAGGAGGACGACACCCGATGACAGACGGAGAAAGACTGACGGCGATTCTTGCGCAGTACGCCATCCCCTGCGACAAGTGCAGCTTCCGCGGCAAGCTGGACGCGCTGGCGGCAGGGCTGGGCATCCGGACACAAGGGCGGCTGCTGGGCGACGTGTTGGATGACATTGCCGCCAAGATGGGCGTGGAGCGCGACAACCGCCTCTATGGCGCCTTCATCCGCAAGCTGTACGAGGGCGTGACCAGCGGCGAGGACGCGACGCTTTCCGGCAATCCGCTGACGCTGACGGAGTGCATCGGTGGGAAACCGTTTGGCGCGCTCCATGTGTACGGCAAAAGCACGCAAGCCGCCACGCCGCTCCCGACTGCGCCCTTGCCGATTGCCAGCGCGGGTGACGGCGGAATGGTGACGGTCACGGTGTCGGACGGCGCGAACAATTCGAAGACGCTGACGCTGCAAACGCCGAACGCGCTGCCGGGCATCCCGGTTTCCTCCGGCGGGAACTACACGGACGAGAACGGGCAGCAGTGGGTTTGCGATGAGGTGGATTTGGCGCGTGGGGTGCGGGTGCAGCGTATCCGGAAAATCAAGGTAACATCGTCGCTCAATTGGCAGACGGCAGGGCGCGAGGTTGACCGCTACTTCGCTTGGTTCAACGGCACATACACGTCGAACGTGCTCTGCACGCACTTTTCCACCGCTCTTGGCTCTGAAACGGTCGGCGGGGCGATTGCCAATCATAATAACCTTGTCGGCTTTGCATTCGCCGAAAAAGGCACGACGACCCTCGATGACTTTAAGCAGTTTTTGGACGAGAATGACGTTTTTATTTGGGCTGCGCTTGCTACACCGGTGGAAACCGACATTTCTGCGGACGAAGTCGCCGCATACAAGGCGCTGACTACCTACGCCCCGACGACCGTCATCAGCGCAAGCGGCGTGTCGGGGCTGGCGGCAACCTACAGGCACAGGAAAGCGGCGGAATGATAGCGTTCCGCCCAGAAGAAAACAATCGAAGAAATTCGCTAAAAGCACCCTGCACGCGCACGGTGCTTTTTTTGAACCCTCAATTCACCACCAAGGAGGCGCATCCCTATGTTATCCCCTGCGGAAATTCGCACATTCATCGACAGCGACAGCGCATCCACCCGCAAGCGGCTTGCGCGGCAGGGTCAGCGCTACTACGAGGGCGACCACGACATCCGCAATTACCGCCTGTTCTTCATCAACGCCGACGGCACGCCGCAGGAGGACAAGAACCGCTCGAACATCAAAATCAGCCACCCGTTCTTCACCGAGCTGGTAGACCAAGAGGCGCAGTACATGCTGTCCGGGCAGGAAGCGTTCGTGCGGTCGGACATTCCGGAACTTCAAGCGGCGCTCGAAGATTATTTCGACGAGGATTTCACCGCTGAACTCTACGAGGTCGTCACGGGCGCGGTGGCGAAGGGCTTCGAGTACATGTACGCCTACAAGGATGCGGACGGCCGCACGCGCTTTCAGGCGGCGGACGGCCTCGGCGTGGTGGAAGTGCGGGCGAAGGATACGGACGACGGCTGCGAGTACGTCATCTACTGGTACATCGACCGCATCGGCAAGGACAACAAAGCCATCAAGCGCATTCAGGTGTGGGACAAAAAGCAGACGCACTTCTTCTGCCAGGTGAACGAGGGCGAGATTGTGCCGGATGAATCCGCGCCCATCAACCCGCGCCCGCACACCATTTGGCGCAAGCCCGGCGACGAAAGCACCTACTTTGACGGCTTCGGCTTCATCCCCTTCTTCCGCCTGGACAACGGGCAGAAGCAGTTCTCCGGCCTCAAAACCATCAAGGGGCTGATTGACGACTACGACCTCATGTCCTGCGGGCTATCCAACAACATTCAGGACGCGAACGAAGTCCTCTACGTCGTCAAGGGCTTTGAGGGCGACAATCTCGATGAGCTGATGACGAACATCCGGGCGAAAAAGCACATCGGCATCCCGGATTCCGGCGGCGACGTGGAGATTCGCACGATTGACATTCCCTATCAGGCGCGCCAGACGAAGCTGGAACTGGACGAGAAAAACATCTACCGCTTCGGCATGGGCTTCAACGCCGCGCAGGTCGGCGACGGCAACGTGACGAACATCGTCATCAAGAGCCGCTATGCGCTGCTTGACCTCAAGTGCAACAAGCTGGAAATCCGCTTGAAGCAGTTCATGCGCAAGCTGCTGAAAATCGTTTTGGCGGAAATCAACGAATCCGGCGGCACAGACTACCAGATGCAGGACGTGTATTTCGATTTCCAGCGTGAGGTGATGGCGAACGCGCTGGACAACGCGCAGATTGCATTGACCGACGCGCAGAAGCAGCAGGCGCAAGTGAACACGCTGCTGGCGCTTGCGGACGTGCTGGATGACGAAACGCTGCTGGAAAACATCTGCGACGTGCTGGAACTGGACTACAAGACGATTCGCGGGCGGACGAAATCAGGCGACGACACGGCGGATGTGGTGCTGGATGACGTTCCGGCGGAAGAGGATGAAGCGGGGTGATGTGAATGCGCAAGAGCGAGAAGGAAGCCCTGCAAGCCATGCTCGATGATGAGCAGGAGACCATCAAGGCACTGGAAAAGGCATACCAGCGGGCGATTCGGCGCATCGACAACCACATCCGCATCCTCGAAAGCGACGAAATGACGCAATCGAAGATTTATCAGAAGCGCTATCAGGAGGCGATGAAAGCCCAAATCAACGCCGCGCTGGACGAACTGCACAAGAAAAGCAATCAGACCATCGAAGAATACCTGACACGCAGCTATCAGCACGGCTACGTCGGCACAATGTACAGCCTGCACAAGCAGGGAATGCCGATTCTCGCCCCCATTGACCAGCGTGCCGTCACCCGCGCCGTCCGCACGGACAGCAAGCTCAGCGGGCGGCTGTACGGTGAACTCGGCGTGGATATGCAGAAGCTGAAGAAGACCATCCGCCGGGAGATTTCCATCGGCATCTCCATCGGCAGCGATTACAGCTTCATTGCCCGTCAGGTGCAGATTTCTTCCGGCATTCCGCTCAAACGCGCCAAAACGATTGTCCGCACCGAAGGACACCGCATTCAGCAGCAATCCGCTGATGACGCGCGCAACGCCGCCAAGGGTCAAGGCTGCCAAGTGGTCAAGCAGTGGGACGCTGTGCTGGACGGCAACACGCGCACGGATCACCGCATCCTTGACGGGCAGATTCGCGAAGTCGGCGAGCCGTTCGAGATAGACGGCAAGAAGGCGGAATACCCCGGCGCATTCGGGCGACCGGAAGAGGACTGCAACTGCCGGTGCGTGGCGCTGACAAGGGCGAAGTGGGCGCTGGATGCGGACGAGTTGCAGACCATGAAGGACAGGGCGAAGTTCTTCGGGCTGGACAAGACGGAGGGGTTCAGGGAGTTTGAGGAGAAGTATCTGAAAGCCGCCGAGGAAAGTGAAAAAGTATTCTACAATCAGGAACGAATTACGAAAAGCCGCGCGTTCGCGGTGGATTCCAAGGTACTTGAAAGCCGAGAATACGCGGACAAATTCGACCTGATGGCGAACAGCCCGCAAGAGCGGCGCGAGTTTCTGAAAGCCGCCAAGGAACTGCTGCAGCATCGTTCCGGGCAGAACGGCGAGGACTTGTACCTGTATAACCGCGATAGGCAGACGTGGGTGAAGTCCGTCACAGGCAGCAAGCCGGGAACGCCGGAGTACACGGAGGAAATCTTCAACGCCATTAAAAAGGCGAAGGAGAAAGGCGAGCAAGTGGTAGCGTTCCACAACCACCCCGGCAGTATGCCGCCGAGCGCGGCAGACATCAACGCTGCATTGCAAAATGGGTATTCGGCGGGCTATGTGCTATGTCATGATGGGACGATTTACAAGTACAGCGCACCCAAAACGAAAATCATTGATGCAATTTATAACAAGCGTGTTGACAGCTTCAAAAAAACAGGTTACAATGAAGGTGATGCACAGCGTAAGGCACTGGAATATCTGTCGGAGTTGTACGATTTTTCTTTCAGGGAGGTGAAGTAACGTGGCAAAACGAGTAGTTTACCGCGAAAATGACAACATTGACTACGAAGAACGCGCAAAGTATGCCGCTATGTCACGCGAAGATCTGGACAAGCTGCTGAAAGAAGATGACGTGATGATTCTCCGTCAGCTTGAAGAAGCTGCCGCACCACTTCCTGAAAAGCCGGAAATGAAGGTGCGCTGCGTAAATGACACAGACCACATCTATCTGAAAAACGGCAAGGTATATAGCGCATACCATTCGGTGACGGGACTTTTCCGCGTGACGGATGACAGCGGCGAAACGTTCCTGTACTCTCCGGAGGACTTTGAAATCGTGGAAGAATATTAAGCACCCTGCCCCCCGCAAGGTGCTTTTTTGATACGTTGAAAGGAGTGCGTAAACGTGACCATGACCAGAGAGGAGCGAATCCAGCAAATCAGGGACTGCGGGCAGACCATCACCGAAAAGGCAGAAAGCATCTACGGCGATTATGCCTGCCCGACGAACTTGCAGGTGGTCATTACCATGAAGGCGAATGAGCTGCCGAACATCACCGTGAATCGGGAGTTTCTCAGCGACATCATGGTGGAACGCAATGGTGGGCATATCCGGTAACCGGCTTTGAACCATCTTTGAACCTTGTTTGAAACTAAAAATTGCAACTTACCATCAACTTGCAATCAACTTAATTCGCGAAAAGCAGCCGCACACCCGTGCAGGCTGTTTTTTAATACATCCAAAAAGGAGTGGTATCATGGACATCTCTACCATGGGCACGGTGCTGGCGATTGTCGTCATCACCTACCTGATTGGCCTGCTCTGCAAGAGCGTCGGCAGCATCCGCGATGAGCTGATTCCCGTCATTGTGGGCGCAGTCGGCGGTCTGCTGGGCATCGTGGGCATGTACGTCATCCCGGATTTCCCGGCGAAGGACGTGCTGAATGCGCTCGCGGTCGGCATCGTGTCGGGGCTCGCCTCGACGGGCGTGAATCAGGTGTATAAACAGCTCGGCAAAGCAGAAATTGACCCCGGTGGTGATTGACGATGGCATCAAAAACGGTCAGCGCGGCGGAGGTGGTCGCCCTCTTCCGCCGCGCGCTGGCGGAAAAATGGGGGTACATCTGGGGCGGCACGGGGCAGATTCACACACAGAAGGCGCAGGACAATGCCACCCGCGCGCAGACGATACGCTACGGGCAGCAGTGGGTCGGGCGGCGCGTTGCGGACTGCTCCGGGCTGTTTTGGTGGGCGTATAAGCAGCTGGGCGGGTATATGTACCACGGCAGCAACACCATGTGGCGCAAGTACGCCGCCGCCAAGGGGTCATTGCAGGGCGGCAAGCGCACCGACGGTCAGCCACTCAAGCCCGGCACGTCGGTGTTCCTCACCAAGGGCAGCGACCGTCACCACGTCGGGCTGTACGTCGGCGATGGCAAGGTCATCGAGGCGAAAGGCACGGCTTACGGCGTGGTCGAGAGCAAAATCACCCGCTGGAACGAGTGGGCGGAGCTGACCGGCACGTCTTACGCCGCTGATGCGCCTGATTCGCCCGCTGACACGCCTGCCGCGCCCAACACGACCGAGAACCCGGCGGATGCCGGAGGCGGCGCAAGCCCCCTCCTCACCCTCAGGAACGGCAGCAGAGGGACGCAGGTCAAAGTCCTGCAATACCTGCTGATTGACGCGGGATTCGACTGCGACAAGGTGGACGGCATCATCGGCAAGCACACCATTGCCGCCGTCAAGGCATTCCAGGCCGCGCACAGTTTGACTGCGGACGGCATCGTCGGCGCGAAGACGTGGGCGGCACTGCTCCAATAACGGCAATCAGGCGCACCTGACGCAAGAGCGGGTGCGCCTTTGTAATTCTCGTCCGAGGGGACGTAAAACACCGACTGCCCACGGGATGCGACCCCGTAGATAAGCGTAGGGCGGTGGAAGGAGAAACACATGACGCTTGCAGAGATTCTCAAACAGAACGGCGTTGCGGAGGACACCATTCGCGCCATCCAGAACGACATGAAAACCGCCAAGCTCTTCACCACCGGCGAGGAGAACGCGGATATTCGCCTCGGAAAGCTCAAAGGAGAACACGAAAGCGTTCGCCAGCAGCTCGAAGCGGCGCAGCAGAAGATTGCCGCCCTCGAAGCCGACAAGGCAGAACACAGCGGCAGCCAAGAGAAGATGGACGAGATGCACAGGCAGCTTGAAGCGGCGCAGGCGGCCCTGCAAAAGAGCCGCATGGATGCTGCTATCCACATTGCCCTCATGCGCGGTGGCGCAAGCGACATCGACTACATGACGTGGGTACTCCAGCAGAAAGGGGACGCCCTGACGCTGGACGACAAGGGAAACATCGACGGATGGGAGAACACCCTTGCCAGTTTGAAGAAAAAGTACCCGAACCAGTTTGAAGCCAGCGGCAAGAAGAACATCATCGAGAACCGTCTGCCGGATCAGGAGGGACACGGGACGCTGTCCCGGAGTGAGATTCTGAAGAAGCCATACGCAGAACGGCGGGAAATTTTCGAGGAGAACCCGGAAGCCTTCCGCGCGGCGATGGCGGCGGAGAAATGACACCATTTTGTTGACATTAACAAAATGGCACAGACCATTTTCGTGAGGTCACGAAAATGATAATGAGGAGGAAAAAATAAATGGCAGTTACCAAGCTGAACAACCTGATTAACCCCGAAGTAATGGGCGCGATGATTGGCGCGAAGATTGACGCGCAGCTGAAGCTGACCCCCTATGCGAAGGTGGACACGACGCTGGTGGGCGTTCCGGGCGACACCAAGACCGTGCCGAGCTGGAACTACATCGGCGACGCGGAGAACGTGGCAGAAGGCGCGGAGGTGGGGCTCAGCACCTTGACGGCTTCCTCGACTACCTTCACGATTAAGAAGGCGATGAAGGCGGTCGGCATCACGCAGGAAGCCGTCAACAGCGGTCTGGGCAACCCGATTGCGCAGGCGGAAACCCAGCTTGCCAAGGCGATTGCGGGCAAGGTGGACAACGACGTGCTGGACGCGGTGTATATGGGCAAGAATGTCTATGCGGCTTCCACGCTCGCGGCGATTGCCTACGGCGGGCTGGTGGACGCGATTGCCAAGTTTGAGGACGAAGAGGATGGCGTGGACAAGGTGCTGTTCATCCACCCGGCGCAGGAGGCGACGCTGCTCAAGGACAGCGACTTCCTGTCCGCGGACAAGTTCACAGCGGGCGTGGCGGTGAACGGCGCGATTGGCAAGATTGCGGGCGCGTGGGTCAAGAAGTCCAAGAAGGTTAAGCACATCGAGTATGAGAAGGCGTCTGGCGGCACTTTCACCATCACCGACGAAAGCACCGCCGAAGACGCAAGCCACAAGAAGCTGTCCACCGTGCAGCCTCTTTGCGCCGCCGTGCTGAAGATTGGCGACACGGTGAACGCGGTTACGACGGCGAATCAGTACTACCTCTGCCCGATTATCAAGCTCGAACCCGATTCCCCCGAAACCGAGTACACCGAGGACGAGCTGCCCGCCGTGACCATCTTCCTCAAAAAGGACATTCAGGTGGACGCGGAATGGCTGCCGAAGAAGCAGCAGACCGACGTGACGGCGGCGAAGTATTACGGCGTGGCACTGACCAACAGCGCGAAGGTCGTGCTGGCGAAGTTCAAGAAGTGATGAAAGGAGGGGGCAAGTGTCATGCTGATGACGGTGGAGGAGCTGCGGAAGCAAATCACCACAGATGCAGATGACGCGCTGCTGGCGGCGAAACTGCGCGGCTTTGAGCTGCTGATTCGCGCCTACACGAACAACAACTTCCAGCGCAGGAGCGAACGCTGGACGGGTGACGTCGTGGGACGCACCTTTATGGGGGAAGCGCTTGTCCCCTTCTCCGTCGGCGATACGGTGCAGGTGACATTCTCCCTGTACAATGACGGGCTGTATACCGTCGAAAGCGCGGATGAACTCGCCTTCACGGTCTCAGAGCGCGGCTTGAAGGACGAAATCGACGTGACGGCGACGCTCGTGCGCTATCCGGACGATGTGAAGATGGGCGTCGTGAACCTGCTGAAGTGGGAACTGGACAATCGAAACAAGGTCGGCGTGGCATCGGAGACGATTTCCCGCCACGCCGTCACCTACTTCGACCTGACGGGCGAGAACGCCGTCATGGGCTTCCCCAAGGCGCTCATGGGCTTCCTGACGCCCTACATCAAGGCGCGATTCGGGCAAGGGGTGGACAAGGTATGAAGGGCATCGGCGGCAACGTGACAGCCATCATCCAGACCAGCGCGACGACGACAAACGAAATCGGCGAACAGGTGCAGGCATGGACGGATGCAGCGACGCTTTCCGGATGGCTCGACCTATCCGGCGGCGACAGTAAGTACAGCGTGTACAATGCCAAGGTGCAGGAAAGCACCCATGTCTTTGTGGCGGATTATCAGGCGCTCCCGGCAGACCTCACGGCGGAAAACAGCCGCCTTGTCTGCCGGGGAAAGTGCTATGATGTGCTGCTGATTGACAATCCGATGGAGATGGGCAGCGGCTCACAGCTGGAAATCTACCTGAAATACACAGGAGGCGACAGCAATGCCGGTTGAATTTCGGGATTACAGCATGAAAGTCAGCGCGCAGATGAAGGACGCGGCAAAACGCTTCCTCATCGAGGCGGCGCACGAGGTGACAAGCCAGGCCATCCGCACCACGCCCACGAAGAAGACGCAATTGCGCGACTCATGGAGCAATTCCGTCGATGAAAGCGCCATGACCGCGCAGATTGGCAGCCCGCTGGAGGAATCCTTCTGGAACGAGTTCGGCACGGGCAGCCACGCCATCCACGGCGACGGGCGCAAAGGCTGGTGGGTGTACATCGAAGGGCAGCCGCGGGGCGAAAAGAACTCGCGCGTGTACGACAGTCAGCAGGAGGCGGAGGAAGCCGTCCAGTACCTCAGGAGTCATGGGCTTCCTGCCGTCGCCACCAATGGCGAGGACGCGCATCTGACACTCCAGAAGGCATTCGCGGCGAAGCAGAACACCATCATCCGCATGGCGGAAACGATTCTTGGGGAGGAAATGAAATGACGCAGGAGGCGCTTTCCATCCTCCGCGCGGCGATGGCGGATATGCGCCTGCCCTACGCGCTGGGGCAGTACCGCGCAGCCCCGCTGCCGGAAACGTATTTCGTCGGGCAGTGGGTGGACGCGGAGGGCTTCACCGAGGATGGGCGCACGGACAGCACGATGACCCTGCTGGGCTACAGCCGCGCGGGTCTTGATGCCCTGCTGGCGGCATCAAAGGCGATTCAGGCGCGATTCCCGGCGTATGGCTGGACGTGCATCACGGATCGCGGGTCAGGGCTTGCAATTTCTTTCGCGGGTGCGTCGTTCTTGCCGGACATTGACGGCGCGGCACGGCGCATCAGCATCAACCTGAACATCAAAGAATGGAGTGTGGACGAAACATGAAGGAAGGCAGAAGCGGCGCGACGAGCGCCACGCCCAAGAGCATCGTATTCGGTGCGGGCACGATTCACAAGGGGCTGAAGTACGAGGGCGCGGCGTGGAATTTCACCGATTCGCTTGTCGGCGCAACGTCCGGCGGCTCGAAGGTGTCGATTAAGCCGGAAATCACGAAGGTGGAAGTGGACGGCGTGTATGTGAACACGAAGGGGCTGTCCAAGAAGACCGGCGGCACGGCGACGATGGAGGTCAACTTCATTGAGCTGACGGAGGATGTCTTGACGGCGGCGACGCTGGGCGAGAGTGCGGCGGCGACGACCGACACGCGCTTCAACCTCATCGAGGACAAGGCGGACATCGCCGTGGGCGACTACTGGGAGAACATCGCCTTTGTCGGCAAAACGCTGGATGGACGCAACATCATCGCGATTCTGGACAATGCGCTGTGCACGTCCGGCTTTGAGAACGACAACAAGAGCAAGGAAGGCACGGTCGGGACGTACACGTTCGAGTGCTATGCCGGTTTGGACGGCGACGGCGAGACGCTGCCGTGGCACATCTACTATCCGAACGACACCTACGCTGCGTAAACGCAGACCTACGAGGCAACGGCGTGAATCTGTATAAACACGCGAAAACTGTATGCAGTATGCAGACAAGTCAATCGCGAGAACGGGTCAAGGGGCAATGCCCCTTGGGGGGAGAAGAGCCGCGCGCTTTTCTCCCCTTTTCTATCAAAAGGAGGAATCACGATGGAAAATGAAGCCTTAACCATGCGCCGCCTGTGCGCGGACGACCTCTTCACGATGATGCGCATCCTGTCCAAAATCGGCGTGAACGACCTGCGCAGCGCCATGCCGACCAAGACCGCCATCCAGCGGGTGCGCGAGGGCAGCGAGAGCGCGGAGAGCCTCGGCGTGACCGTCGCGCTGATGATTGCGGACAAGCTGCTGGCGCGGCTGCCGGACTGCAAGGCGGACATCTACGCATGGCTGGCGGATTTGAGCGGCAAAACGCCCGCCGAAATTGCCGCGCTGGACATGGGCGTGTTCGCCGAGGCGGTATTCACCCTGATGGCAAGCGAGGATTTCCGCGATTTTTTTACGCGGCTGATGAAGCGCTTGGGGCAGACGAAGTAAAGCTGTTCGACATGCTTTACCGCCGCTATAGCGACCCGATGGCGCTGCTGACCGGAATGCTGCGGCGCGGGAGACTGGCGGACTTCATCCAGCAGTGTGTGCGGATGTACAACGAAGAGACGGAAGAGAAGCTGCTGTGGGAAGTGTGGCTGCACAAGTGCTTTGACAAGGGATTCAGCGAATTTCTGCGCGAATACCGCACCTCTGCGCCCGTGGACACGCCGGACTTCACGGCAGAGGACATCCGGCACAGCTGGAATCTGCTCGACGGCTTCACGCCGCCGGGAGAAGGGAGGAAAACGACATGGGCAGCATCTTTGAACTGTTCGGCTCTATCGTGCTGGATACGAGTGGGGCAGAAAAAGCACTTGCCAAGGTCAGCAAAGCCGGACAGAAGGTTGGCGGCGCACTGGGCAAGAGCTTCAAGCTGGCAGGGCAAGCGGCGCTGCAAATGGGCAAGGTCATCGGCGCAGGCGTGGCGGCGGGGACAGCCGCGATGGGTAAGCTCGTCAGCAGCGCCATGAGCGCCTACGCCAGCTATGAGCAGCTGGAAGGCGGCGTGAAGAAGCTCTTCGGCGACGATGCGCAGAACCTCGTGATGGAATACGCGCGTAACGCCTACCGCACGGCAGGTCTGTCCGCCAACGAGTACATGGACACGGTGACGAGCTTCTCCGCGAGCCTGATTTCGTCCTTGGGCAAAGATACCGTCGCCGCCGCCGCGTATGCCGATTTAGCGATTACCGACATGGCGGATAATGCGAACACCTTCGGCACCAGCATGGAGGATATTCAGAACGCCTATAAGGGGTTCTCGAAGGGCAACTACACGATAAATCCAATGTCCGCCGCATAAGCGATTATGCGGTGAATGTGCGTGAACTCTACCAGAGGTGTGGGGCAAAAATGCAGGAGGAAATGCCTGATGAGATTGCCCTGCTAACAGGGGAAACCTAAACCGTCGAGGCGGCATGGCTATCCTGTGCCAAACATAATTTGCATTGTATAGCAGATGAAATTGTGCTATAATGCGAATTATGAAGGTCAAACGACTATCGGTTTGTCACCGAGTACAGCACCTGTTGGTATGGTGCTGGAAGTGCGCACCAACTTTTGAAAGGAAGTACGACATGGAGATTTGGAAGCCGATTTCCGACTTACCCGGCTATTCCGTAAGCAACAAGGGCAGAATAAGGAAAGACAGCACTGGGCAAATCATGGTATTAAGCAAGAATGGCGGCTATTGCAGAATAACGATTAGCCGTAACGTTCACAGGCTTGTTGCGGATGCTTTCCTTGAAAAACCGGATGACGATGCGAAATGCTGGGTTGACCACATTGATGGGAATCGCTCGAACAATGACGTTTCCAACCTACGCTGGGTAACGCCGTCAGAAAATGCTCTGGCTTATGGCTATAAATCCAGAATCAAGAACAAGAAACGCCAAGTCAAGGCTACACATCTCGATGGCAGAACCATTCTTTTTGAGTCAAGGCAAGCAGTAGCCGAACATTTTGGCTGCTCCGATAGTGAAGTGCACTATCACAAGCTGTACCGCAAAGGAACGAAAAAAGGATGGACTTTTGAAAAGTTGAAGATATAGTCTAATCCCTAAAAGCCATGCGCGAATGCGTGTGGCTTTTGTAATACCGGAAAACCGGGGGTAACAAATGGCTGGACAACCTCAAGCTGGGCTACGGCGGCACACAAAAGGAAATGGAGCGGCTTCTGACGGATGCGTCGAAGCTCTCCGGCGTGAAGTACAACATCAGCAACTTCTCGGACATCATCGCAGCCATCCACGTCATCCAGGAAAGCCAGAATATTGCCGGGACGACGGCGAAGGAAGCCTCGACGACCATCTCCGGCTCTATCGGCTCGGTCAAGGCGGCGTGGGCGAACCTGCTCTCCGGCTTAGCGGACGGCAATCAGGACATTGACCAGCTTGTCGGCAATCTGTCCGACAGCGTAATGACCGCGGTGGACAACATCGTCCCGCGCTTGCAGACGATGGCGCCGCGCCTCGTGCAGGCGGTGCAGACGCTTGTCTCGACGCTTGCGCCACAGCTTCCGGGCATCATCAGCACCGTTCTGCCCTCCATGATTGAGGCGGCGACAACGCTCATCGGCGGCTTGGCGGACGTGCTGCCGGACTTGCTGGGCAGCATCATCGACGCACTGCCAAACGTCGTCAAGCAAATCGGCGGCGCGCTCAAGAAGCTGTTTCCGTCGCTGCTGAAGACGTTCAAGAGCCTCATCGGCAAGATTGATTTCAAGGGGCTGGGAACGGCTATCGGCAGCGGTTTGCGGTCGATTGTGACGAACCTGCCGGCGATTATGCAGGGCATCGGCGACGCGATTAAATTGGCGTGGGAAAACGTTGGCTATCCGCTGATTGCGGGTATCTTCAAAGGCGTGTTCGGCGTTGACCCGCCGGACTGGCCGGACGTGGCGAAGACCATCAAGGAATCGTGGGAAACCTTCGTGTCAACCGCCGGAGTATTCCTGCGGCTCGTGTTCGGGACAAGCGACGAAAAGCCGACGGAGGAGGAGCTTTCCAAGGCAAAAGAGAACGTTCGGAATTGGTGGAACGGGGTTGTGGAGGCGGTCGGCAACTTCTGCTGTATCGACTTCCACGGCATCGGGCGGAAAGCCAACCTCATGGCGAGAGATATTCAGACATGGTGGAACAGCGTTGCACGGCAAGTCAATTTGGTGCTTGGCTTCACGGTGGAAGAGCACGGTTCGGGCACGCACACGAGTTCCAGCGGCGCAACCATGGGCGGCGGCGGAAGGGAGTTCCAAGAGAAGACCGACTTCTGGGGCAATCCTGTCAGCAAAGAAACGCAAAATGCCGTACTGAATGAAGCAATGAAAGACGTACAAAGAAATATTCTGTACGGGAACACCACGCCTACATTCTTGCAGCCAAAGTACTCCAACACCTACATCGGCGCACCTTCCGCCCACGCTGACGGCGCAGTCTTCTCCAAACCCACCCTCTTTGACACGCACAGCGGCTATCACCTCGTCGGCGAGGCCGGAGCCGAAGCCGTCGCGCCCATCAGCGTATTGCAAGGATACGTCAAAAGCGCGGTGGGTGAGGTCGTGGGCGCAAGCATGGAGCGCAAGCTCGACCAGATGCTTGCCACCCTGCAAAGCGGCTTCAGCGGCATGAATCAGCAGCAGATTGTGCTGGATACGGGCGTGCTTGTGGGCGCAACAGCGGGCAAGATGGACAAGCGTCTGGGGCGGATGGCGCTGCGAAAGGGGCGGAACGCATGATTTACGGGGTAACGCTGGGCGGCAAGCACACCTACCGCGATTGGGGCTTGCTGCCGAAAACGCGCCCGACCATCGCGCCGCCGAAGGTGCGCACAAATTATGTGGATGTGCCAGGGCTGGACGGTGCGCTTGACCTGTCCGAAGCGCTGACCGGGCGCGTGGGCTATCAGACACGGGATTTCTCGGTGGAGTTCATCGTCATTGACGCGCGGAACCGCTGGGATGCGCTGTATTCCGAAATACTGGACGCCCTGCACGGGCAGCGGGTGCAAATCATCCTCGATGAAGACCTCGACTACTCCTACACCGGGCGCGTGACCGTGAACGCGCTGGAGAGCGACCGCAAGACCGCCACCATCAGTCTGAAAGCCGTCTGCGACCCGTACAAGCTGGAAATCACGGGTTCGCTGGATGATTGGCTGTGGGACACCTTCAACTTTGAGGCGGGCATCATCCGCGACTACAAGGCGCTGCCGGTGGATGGCACGCTGACGCTGACGATTCCCGGCACAAGGCGGCCGTGCATCCCGACCATCACGACAAGCAGCGCGATGACGGCGACATTCGGCGGCAAGGAGTACGCGCTGACGGCAGGCGACAACCGCATCAGCGGCATTTGCATCACCGAGGGCGACAACGTGCTGACCTTCGCTGGGAATGGCACGGTATCCATCGACTACCGAGGAGGGAGGCTGTAATGTACACCATCTATGCGGACGACGCATTGCTGTATTCTCCGGGGGACGAGGAACTTTCCGTCCTCTCCCCCGTGCTGGAAACGCAGTGCAACGCCGCCGGAACGCTCACGTTCGTGCTGCTGCCGGAGCACCCGATGTACAGCGCACTGCACAAAATGCGGACGCGGATTGACGTCCGGCAGGATGACGAAATCATCTGGCGCGGGCGCGTGCTGGAAACGGAAACCGACTTCTACCGCCAGAAGACCGTCACCTGCGAGGGGGAATTAACCTACTTGGTGGATAGCGTCCTGCATCCGTACAAATTGGCGGATTACGACGGCACGGCGGCAGGGCTGTTCCGCCTGTACCTGACGCGGCACAACGAGGCGGTCAGCGAGGCGCAGCAGTTCCAAATCGGCAACGTGGACATTGAGACGCTGTCCAGCGTGGAAAACACGGGCTACGGCAACACCTGGGACGAAATCAGCGACAACCTGATTGACATCCACGGCGGCTTCCTGCGCGTCCGCTACGACGGCGAAACACGCTATCTGGATTGGACGAAGGAGAGCGGCACATCGTGCGGGCAAGTCATCCGCTTTGGGGAGAATCTGCTGGACTTGTCCGAGTACGTCTCCGCGTCGGAGGTCGTGACGTGCCTGATTCCATACGCCGGGCAGGGCGACAGCCAGATCACCATCAAGAGCGTCAATGACGGCAAGGACTACATCGAGGACGAAGCCGGGATTGCCCTCTACGGGCGCATCTGGGGCGTGACGGAGTTCGACACGAAGGACGCGGCGAAGCTGCTGGAAATGGCGAAGGAGAACCTGCAAAAGCGCCTGAAAGAGACAATCACCATCACCATCAGCGCGGTGGATTTGCACCTGCTGGATGTGAATGCGGAATCGTTCCGCGTCGGCGACAAGGTGCGCGTCGTCTCCCCGCCCCACGGGATTGACGCGGAATACACCTGCACGGCGATTTCGCTTGACCTCGTCAGCCCTGACCAATCCGAGTACACGTTCGGCACGCCGGAAACGGGCATCGCAAGCACCACCGCCGCGACGAGCAAAGCAGTCGAAGTGGTGGACACGTCGGTGGAGTACCTGCGGCAGATTGTCAGCGACCAGAACACACACCTGCTGCTGTTTGACGGCGTGATTGATGCCTACACGACGAAGGTGGACGACAACACAAAAGCCATCAACACCGTGCAGCTCACATTGAATAGCGTTACCGGGGAACTGACCTCGAAAGTCAGCAAAGACGACCTTGTCTCCACCATCAACCAGACGGCAGGCGCGGTCAAGATTAGCGCGAACTGCATTGATTTGGAGGGGTATGTGACGGCGACGGAGCTTTCCGCCATGAAAGCGGATGTTTCGTGGCTGAACGGCGTTTCGCTGAGCGTGGCGGAACTAACAGCACGGAGCGGCGCGCATCTGGGAACAGCGGATGCAGATTCGCTTGGCGTTTCTGGCGCGTTGAGTGCAAACACCATTTCGGCGAACGCAATCGGCACAACGCTGGCGCTGACCGTCGGCGGCGTATCAGCCGCACCGCGCACACTGAAAATCGGCGAATCTTCCTGCACGTTTTTCGCCCCCGAAGACGCAACTTTTGAGTTGAGCGACATGCCGGGCTACGATGATGCTCTGGCTGCCGCGAAGAGTGAAGGAGCATCATCGGTACACGTTCAGGCATTGGAGATTGCCGGGCAGAATTATCATTCGTCGAGCAAATACATCGAAGTGAACTTGGACACTACATTGAGCAACGGAAGCACAGAGGAAGGTCTACTGTCTGTCAACGCTTCCAGCGCATACAACGCAGGAGCAAGCGACGTGGCGATTTCGAAAATCACCTGCGTTGACATCAGCGCCGGGGCTGACACCGGCAGAGTTCGCGTAGTTGTAAAGCTCAGCAACGGAAAAACAAGACAGCAAGTCTTTACGCTTTCATAAGGAGGGAGAAGCCTATGGAAACCATCACCATCAGCAAAAAAACCGTGCAAGCCGTCATTGATGCGCTGTCCATGGTGGAAACGCGCGGCGCAGGCAACCTGAACGCGCTGCTGGCGTGCATTCAGGTGCTGCAAAAGGCGGTGAATCAGCCGCAGGAGGCGAAAGCATGAGCGAAAGCACGAAGGACTTCCAAACGCTGCTGGACACCATCGCAACGGGCGTGTATGGGAAGGACATCAGAGGGGCGATTCATGACGCGCTGGAAGCTATGAACCAGCGCATCGGCGAGGTCAAACCGCAGACGGGCGGAAAGCAAAAGACGATCTATTGCTGGGGGGACAGCCTGACCCAAGGTGTCGGCGGCAACGTCAACGGCTGGCATCTCATCAGCTATCCACAAGTGCTGGCTGAACGATGCAATGCCGTCAACCTCGGCATCTTGTCTGATAATGTGCCGACAATCATGGCGCGGATGGGTGCGGACGCAATCGTCCTTCCAGCGTGTACAATTCCGGGCAGTTCAAGTGAAAGCGTCGTTGTTGGGAACACAACAGACGGAATGACGCTCGAAAGCGGCAGAATCGGAAAATTGCTCAAATACGGTGACTGTGGAATCAATCCCTGCTATGTAAACGATGTGCCGTGTGTGCTTTTCCGTGATTATGCAAAGGACACGTCTGATGGGCTGAGTATCCGGCTCAGGCGGCTCGACAATGGTCTGCCGGTGGTCGTATCCGCAGGAACGAAGCTCATTACCTATGGTGCGAAACATTACAAAGGAAACGGACTGCACATCTTCTGGATGGGCGCAAACGGCGGCTACGGTTCAGATGCAGAAGGCAAAAATCTTGATTTCAGCGACTATGTTGCGCAATTGCAGAAATGCGTCGATTACGTTGCCCCGGCAGATTATCTGATTATCTATGCGAGGGAACGTAAAGGCTATGCTGCAGACGAAGCGGCGGAAGTACAGGAGCTGAAGGAAACGTTTAAGGGGCATCTGATCGACTTGCTCCCCCAGCTGAACGATAGAGGACTGCTATACGGTGAAACAAACGTCTGGGACGGGACACTGGTAAAAGGTGTTCCCAAGACGTTGGATAGCGGCGACGGCTGCCATTACAGCTTCTACGGTTACATGGCAATCGGCAAAATTGTCTGGGAGTATGTCGCGCCGCGTCTGCTGAACGTATCCGAGGAAAGCGGCGGGACGGATACTCCCCCGACTGTTGAAAGCGACAGCATTGGCGAACTGGCTTATAAGCTGAAAGCGCCAAAAGTCCTCACAAATGGAAGCAAAGCAATCAATACCGGCTTCAAGCCGTTTGCCGAAGGCGCGGACGCATGGACAATCGCAGTGAAATATGCCGACGGATTGACAGCCACTGACGCTTCGCAGTGGGGAACGCTGATGTTCTGTGAAGTGACAAGCAGCAAAACGCAGCTGAAAGTCGCTACGCTTAATAGCAGCAAGCAGTTTCCGGAGTGCAATGTTATGTGTAACGCTGGCGGTTTCGGCATCAACGTCGAACAGATGGGTCTGACCGTGTACAATAGCGGCTATCACACGTTTATCGTGACGAAAAACGGCGACGACTACACCTTCTACCTTGATAATAACAAGATTTACGGCAATAAGCTGACCTATCCGCAGGCAGAAACGGGCGACAAATTGCTGTATGTCGGCGGTTGGGAAAGCGGCTGGGGCATGGTAAGCGGGACGATTATGGACATCAGAATTTACAACAAGTGCATTGACGCTAATACCGTCAGTGAACTGAATGACATTTTCGCCGCATCATAAAAACATGGGGGGACACGCATGAACCTTGACACCATCATCGTCGCTGCGATTTCCCTGCTGGGCACACTGGCAGGCAGCTACTTCGCCAACAGCAAGACAATCGCCCTGCTGTCCTACCGCTTGGAGCAGCTGGAGCGCAAGGTGGAGAAGCACAACTCCGTCGTCGAGCGGACGTTCCAGTTGGAGAACAACGTGCAGACCGCGTTCAGCCGGATTGACGAGATCCGGGAAACGCTGCACGAGCATCAGGAGGCGTAAGGAAAGCCGGGATGGCGGCGGAGGGAGAAATCCTCTGCGGCTGTCCCGGCTCTTTTTCTGATGTGGTTTTAGCACGGGTGTTTCACATTTGTTTAGGAATTACAGCGTAATATTAAAATTGCGTTGTAATTTCCGTTTATGCTGGACAGTCACTCTGGATAATGCTATAATGCAGGTGGGATGATAAAGAAGGAGGCGAGTTGTCT